AATAGTGGTATAGTATAATAATGACTAAGACATTCCATCCTAGTTCGATTAAGCACCGTGTCATTCAAAAAAAAATGGTCGGTAGTGGGTATGGTTCATTTTTGTTGGGAAATACTTTGGGAGGTTTACAAGAGGCAGATGGTGTTCCATCTGCTCTTTCTGGAAAAGGTATGGGTGGGTATGGTTTAGGGATGGGTATGTGTGGGAATGGTATGTCTAGCATCAATAAGAAGTTAGAAAATCTAATGATTAAGGCTTCAAAACCCAAACCCAAAAATATCAAATTTAATATGTAATTAGGGACAACATTTAGAAATAAACCTTTTAAAAAGGTTTAACCAAATTTTGATATACTTTTTTTAAAAGTATAAATATGATAATTCCAAAATATTATTATATTTATATAGTTTATAATGAGCGACCAAATGACTTACGATTTGTCACAAGCGACAGAAGGTTCTCCTAACGTGTTTATCCGCAAAGATTACCTTTCCCTCCTTGATAACCAGAACGGAGCATACAGTGGAAATTCTAGCACCATTGATACGAGTCAGCTTTCCAATAGCAACAGATATATGGGTTACCAAAATGCGTATCTACAAATTCCAATGATTATGACTTTGACTGCTGATGCTGTTTCCGCAAATTTTGCCCCTTTAACTCCCGCCACGTCCGCTGACTACGCTTGTGGTCTCAAGAATTGGTACGGGTCTATTATTCATTCCATTCAAGCAGACTGGAACGGCGTCACAGTAATTCAGCAAACAAATTTCCAAGGACTTTGGAACACATTTAGACTCATGACAACTTTGAGTTACAACGACATTCTAGCACACGGTTCAGAAATTGGTTTCTATCCCGATGATGCTCTCGCTGTCATTTTCTCTGCCGCCGCCAACGTAAATGGTGTTGGAACTTGCTTTACCCAAAATTCTTTAGCAGTCCCCATCGTCACTGGTGTTGATACTACCTACAACACTGGTAATATTGGTTTTTTCAAGCGTCAGCAATACATCAACTACGACCCAGCGGGTCTTACTTCCCCCGGCTCTGCTGCGTTTAGCACTTTACTTACTGGCGCAAATGCTTCTACTGCTTTTAAATCCTATATTTTTACTAAAATCAACGGAACTGCCGCTATTCGTGGTGTGGTTCAATGGGGCATTAACGGTATTGTGAAATTACGCCACCTCCATAACCTGTTCGAGAAAATGCCCCTCCTAAAAGGTGTGTATCTCAAAATTACTCTCCAATTGAATAACTCGGTTGTCAATTTCTCGTCAGCTGGTGCTGGTGGTGCTTTAGATATTGTTTCCGTTTCATCTGCTGTTGGTGGTGTGATTCCAATCCAAATCGCCTCTGCCGCCGCTGGTAATGGTTCAGTTGCTGCTTTTGGTTATGTAGGTAACTACACTGTTTCTCTTTCTGTTGGAGGTACATGTTTGAACTCAGGTCAAGCTGCCGTTGCTGGTGTTACTACTTCTCCTCTAGGTAGAAATATTACTCTCAATGTGCCTTCATTTGTGATGTCACCTGCTTTCGAAGCTGCCTACCTTTCCGCACAAGTTAAGACCATCGAATTTTCCGATATTTACCAGTATCAAGTTCTCGGAGTGAATTCGGGAGCGAGTTTTAATTCTCTTATCACAAATGGTATTGCTAATATTGATAAAATCCTTGTTCTACCCTTCTTCACCACTGCCGCAAATGGTGCTGTCAATCCTTTGTATTCTCCCTTCGATTCTTCGGGCACTGGGACAACTTCGCCCTTGTGTCTCCTTACTAACTTCCAAGTCGTAGTTAGCGGGCAAAACGCACTATATAACACGCAAAAATATTCGTATCAACAATTCGTGGAGCAATTATCAGGTGCTAATTCCATCAACGGAGATTCTACTGATGGATTATGCTCTGGTCTCATCTCTCTTTTGGATTTCGAAACTGCTTACAATTATTACTATGTTGATATTTCTAGAATGTTGGATGTGGAGCGAAGCGTCCCCAAGTCGGTTTCCATTCAAGGACAAAACTTGTCCGCCAAAGCTGTCGATTTGATTGTGTTTATTTCATATAAACAAACATTACGCGTCGACGTACTTACAGGCAGTCGTCTTTAATGGATTTTATAAATAAAGTTCTGGATATAGACTATATATTTAAAATAAAATTGAAATCAATTTAGAAAGGTTGAACCAAACAATTAAGTATTTAAAAATATATTTTATAAAAGTATATAGTATATGTCAAACATTCTTCCATTTAACAAAACTGTAATTCAGACCGCCGTTCGTTTTTCGCTTGATATAAGTATGTTAACTCTGAATCAGTCAGCAACATTTCGTGCTACACTATATGACGTAGAGGATAAAGTTATTGATGCTATTAATGTAACCATTGAAGGAGATGATTACATGAAATGGTCTAACAATGATGATTATGTTGTTGAATTCATTTCAAAAAAACTGGGGTTTACAAGAATTAATTAATTAAATAAAATTATATCCATTTAATATAGATATGATTACTGAAATTCCAAGTGGATTAGAAAGATTGTTTTATAATATAGCGAGACGCTTATGCTAATAAGGTTTTTACAGAAGAAGACCGACAAAAAGAACGAGACAGAGTAAAAGCGTATAATTTAAAAAAGAAGCAAAACATTTAATCAATAATTAAAGTTATAATATAAAATTTTAATATAATTCTATATTATATGTTGTCTAATTTCGAAATAATTAATTTAGCAAGTAAAATGAATATGCCCCTTGAACGCATCTGTTTCAAGAATGAACTCAAACAAGAACCCTTAAAGTACAATGTAGGATACATTATTAATTCACAAGACGATACAGACGAGGATACAGGAGAGGACAATGTGGGTTCTCACTGGACGGCATTATATATAGCAAAGTTGAAAGATGGTAGAATTCAGCCTTTATTCTTCGATTCATTTGGTGCACCTCCAGCAGAGGACATAAAAAAATATGTAGCACCTCATTACATACCACATCTTACAAAGGATATTCAGTCGCTAATGTCAGATGTTTGTGGATTCTACTGTTTAGCATTTTTGTATTTTATTAGTGTTTCTCATTATAGAACTGGCAATCTGTATCAGGATGCCGAAACATTTATTGATTTGTTTGATGACCTGAATAAGAGTAACGATTGGAAAAAGAATGAATGGATTTTACAGCAATTCTTTCAAGCAAAAGACCCACGATTACGCCGTGAGATTGATGTGCTATGTGAGGACAAAGCGTCACAAGAAAATAGAAATAATGTGGAGTGTATACCATGTGAAACAACGTATCGTTACTAAATTATATAAAGGTGGAACATATAGCATTAAATAAAGGTTAAGTATGTGCTATATATATTATGCTTTAACTGAAAGTTAATGATTAACTATGTATTAATCATTAAATACTAGTTAGATACTAAATAAAAATATTTTTATTAAATACTTTTGGACTATTTTATGTTAAAAGCATATCAAATACTTAATTATTGTTTAATAATATGAATTTTAACTGTTTAATTCACATTATTCTTAATCTTTGTTTAATATAATCCATTTGGTATAACAGGTCAGACAAACACAATAGGTTACACAACCTACAGCATAGCATCTGTATTGATTTGCTTTGATATAACACTCACAGTCATCACAAGTAAGCTCTTCCTCTTCCTCGTCTTCTTCAATAATGTTTTCGGTATTTGAGATTGGATTCATTTTGATTGTATTGCGTTTGTTTAATTGTATTGCGTTTGTTTAATTGTATGCCTTTATAGATTTGTTTATAATACAAATCAATTTTATGGAAAGCAATAATATTTGTGTGTCACTAAATCTCTATTTCTTAGTTCATTTTTATGAAGACTTCTTTTTAACAATATTATTATAATAATTTAATTGTCTCTCGATAAGCTTCTCTCTATTCTTCAAATAATAATCTCTTTTTTGTTGCTTCTTGTCTTCATCATAATTGGTCTTTAACTTTGTTAGAATCTCTTCCTTATGGTCTAGATAATATTGATTCTTTTCTGCGTATGCTCTCTTTCCAATATTCGAACCATAAATCTCTTTCCAATATTGCTCTCGTTTTTCTAATTCTCTTTTGGATTCACAGGGGTAATACTCAATAACAATAATAGCAAAATTATACCATCCACCATTATTCCTGATGAAGTCATACACATCTAGTTTATATCTAGGACTTAACTCATTATGGTAATCGCTTTTATGAGATGACTTTCTATCATTGTATCGATGAGTAGAACCAACATAGATATAATCCAAATCAATACTCTTTGGGACAATTTTATATATCACCGAATTTGAATATACATTTTCCTTAATGTTTTCTTTTGCGTTCATTCTATAATATGGAAATATTATAATTTTTAAAATAGAAACGGATTAATATTGATTTAATGTAAATTTAAAATATGATGCTTAATATATATGGATTTAAAACAAGTTATCAAACAGGCTCGTCCTACATTGTCCGATAGTTCTATTACCACATACAATAGCATTTTGAAAAACCTTTATCTAAAAGTGTTTGGAGATAAGGATATTAAATTGGAAAACTTTGAGAACTCTAACAAAATCTTAAAGTATTTAGAAGATGTTGAACCTAACAAAAGAAAGACTATTTTATCAGCACTTGTTGTTATTTGTAAAGACCCGAAACCGTATCGTTCATTAATGTTAACAGATATTAAGGATTATAATAAAGAGATTGCTACACAAGAAAAGACTGACGAGCAAAAGGAAAACTGGATTGAGAAAGGACAACTTGATACCATCTTTAATGTACTTAAAAAGGAGGCAGATTTTCTCTACAAAAAACAGACTCTGAATATGACCGAACTACAAAAGATTCAAAATTTTATTATTATTAGTTTGTTTTACTTGATAAATCCTAGAAGAGCAAAAGATTATACAGAATTCAAAATTTTATCAATCGATAGAGAGAAAGATAACTTTTTTGACGATAAGAATTCTGAACTATCCTTTGTTAATTACAAGACTGCTAAATTTTACGGAACACAAAAAGTCAAGATTGATAAGGTCTTGAAATCTATTCTTAAAAAATGGATTTCTATTAATCCAACTGATTATCTTTTATTTGATGCGAATAGTCAAAAACTTACACCTGTTAAACTCAATCAGCGTCTCAATAAAATATTTGGTAGTGAGAAGGGTCACTCGGTGAATCAGTTGAGACATTCATTTTTAACAGATAAGTATGCGGATAGTATTAAGATGAAATCTGCTATGGCAAAGGATATGGAGGAAATGGGGTCTTCTGTAAACCAATCTACAATTTATATAAAGCGAGATTAAGATTTAAAGAAATAGTGTTATTTCAATTTATAAAATGCCGACCTATATAAAAACAATAATATATAAAATCGTTTGTAAAGATATAACTATAATTGATTGTTATGTAGGACCACTTGTACCATCCCCCCAAAAAGCCTCCCAAATCACTTTATCCTTTGGTATAAAGTGTTTTATATTTTCCCACGCATATTTAGGTGTCATATAGTCATCGTGTTTTATAAATGTCTTTGTATGAAATCCTGCCATGTATAATATAGACATATTTAAATTATGTTAAATTAACTAAATTAAAGTATTTTGATATTATAATATGTCTTATAAAATCAAAA